TGTTTTGCTCGCTGAGCTTTAACAGTTGCTTTCGCTAGATCTCTTTTGTACTTCTCCTCGTCTTCTACCGCTGCTCTTTCCCTTCGCGCCCCGCCTCGCCATCCTTTTCTTATTTTCTCAAGTCCCAGTATTTCGCTCTCTATATCGACGGGCTCAGGAGCGACGGGCTCAGGAGCAACAGGTGCAGACACAACCTCATCTGCTGCGAATGGCTCCCTAGGAACCAGGCCAACTTCTGCTTCTGTGCGAGGGATTGAGCTGACCCACTCTTCTACGCCTTCTTTCTTGGCTTTGGTTGTAGCGTCCGCTTCCCGCTGACGGATCCCTTCGAGGCGAGCCTCTGCTGCTGCTTCTTGTTCAACTGCTTCTTTGACCCTAGGATTACTCCGAGCTATGGCACCTTTCTTTTGAAATTGCCTTAGTTCCTCGAAGGTGAAATCTCTAGTGCCGGGAAGGGAGCCCGCCCGAGGAACGTAAAGATTAGGCGCGTTTATTGCGATAACAGTACCGGTGGGACCTGCAGCTGCCTGAGCTTCCTCTAAGCTTGTTGTGAAAGTGGTCTCGGGAGCCGCTGTGTCGAGGCGCACCAGGGGGCTGTCTTGTCCTCTATACAGGAGGCTTTTGTCCGATCTCCCAAAATGTTTCTCAAAATAGTTTCTTAGAACCGGTGTAGAGGCCGTCGCTGAAGGAGGCGCTGTCGCTGTAGCCGTTGTTGTCGTGGGGACAAGCGCTGTGCTTTCCAACGAAGACAACTCGCTCCAGGCCTTATCAAAAGCATCAGCGGCTGCGCGTTCCTCGGCGGTCAGTGTCTTTGTCGTTGTACGAGCGGGGTTTGCTTGAGGAGTCCCGGAGTAAAGGGCCGTACCTGGCTCGGGATGTAGAAAATCGTCTGCTTCTCTTAGTGCGCTGTGATGGTCTCTTGTGCCGGGTCGGGAGCGTCCGATGGCAACTTTTTGCGCCTGAGGCAACAGCATCCAATCTTCAAGGGAGCCTGTCCAATTCCCGGAGGCTTGGTTTACAAGACCCTGTTGAAGAGAGGTTGCTTCTTCTACCGTAAGCACATTGCCCTTAGGCGTCTTGACACGGGCCTCCGTGGGAGCCCGCATGCTTTTTGGGAGAGGGAATCGCTCGGGATCTCTGGCATGACGTGCCCGCAGCTGTGCTTCTATTTGCGTTCGTTGCGCTTGAGGAAGACCGCCGAAGGAGGGAGGTCCTTGCCACGAAGGGCGTGCTGCTGCTGAGCCAATGGCGACCTGGTGCGTAGTAAGAAACTCGGGGTTGTTTTGTAGAGATTGCAGCGTATCTGCAGCAGTTTGCTGAGTTCCTGTCTGGTATACGGGCTCAAGACCTTCCCGAGGAGTGTCCCTCGGAACACTTGTCTTTGCAGCCGCTGTTGCTGCTCCTGCTCCTACTCCTGCTTCCGCAGTAAAAGGAGAAGCGCTTGTCTTTGCGACTGCTGCTCTTGTTGGTGTAGCGACTCCTGTTCCTCGCGCTGCTCCTGTTCCTCGCGCTGCTCCTGCTGCCCCGGCGGCTCGTGTCATGCCCCAGACCTCTCCTCCGGCTCGTGTAGATCCTTGAAGAGAGAGGTTGATTACTTGTTGTGCATCCCGAGCTGTTTTTACCTGAGACCCCGCGCCCATAAGCGTTTGAAAAACCGGGTTGGAGACCTTTAGGCCTCCGGCCAGCTCGACCAGGGGCCGGATAGTCCATACTTGTAGTAAGCCGCCGGCATACCACATAAAAACAAACTCGCCAGCGCTGTTAGCTCTTTGTTTTACTTCTTCCCAATACTTCGCGTCACCGTAGTTTTCGGGCTTGATTTTAAGGAAGTCCAGGCCTTTCGCTACAGGACTCCCTGGTGCCTTAAAGCCTGCCGTGGCGGCAGCTGCTAGTGCGCCTGGATCGTCTTCTTCCAGCATTTCTACGACTGCTTGAAGATCGTCTCCTTGCAAAGCTTTCTCTGCTTCTTTTGCTCGCGTCCTCTCCTTCTCCGTGCTTGCCGCTGCGTGCATAGCAGCAATCTTTTGTTCCAGCGCTTCTCTGGTCTGGAGCTTATCTCCGACCTCTACCATCCCCTCGGTAGGAGAGGGCTCGCCTTCCTTTTCTGGAGGAGCCTCCACCATGGTTGCTGTTTCAAGCGGTTTAGCAGGGGCTGCTTTTGGAGAGGGCGGCTTTACCTGCTCTTTACCCTTGAGAATCTCTTCGGGAGGAGCCTCTACTTCTATCTTTTTCGGCTTCGGCTTGGCGGGATCTTCTTCTACGAAACCCGTAGGCTTACTAACTCCGGGAGGTGCTTGAGTTCTGGGTGTAGCCATTATTCTTGTCTCCCTGCCCAGACGATACAGACTCTCTGGGAAGCGCATTTAAAATCTAAAGCTTGGCAATAACCGAGATCGCCTCCGACAACGGCTTGCTCGGGATCTGCTTCGTCCCCAATACCTTCTGCGATACACGCCCGTGCATCCTCAGTCGTATCGAAGAAAGTACATCCAGCGCAGCGCATAGTCATGACGTTCTCGACTGTATCACTAAAGCGGTCTGCGTACTCCTGCCAAAAATCGCTGTTTCCGCCCCCCTCGTCCTGGGCAGGATTAGCGGGGCCGTAGCGCTTCTCGTCAATAGCGACCTGGCGGTTTTCCAGGTTCAGGTCAAGGTCCTGTGTAGCCTTGGGGCACGCATCGAATTTCTGAGCGTCTGTCTTTAGCTCTCCCATCAGCTCATCGTACTCAGCCACCTTGGCCTCCGGTTTTGAAGCTGCCTTCTTCCTATTAGTAGAGCGCTTTACTGCGCGAAGGTTTTTTTCGCCGTTGCCCCCTCCTTTAGAGAGAGGGTTAATATGGTCAGCCTCCATGCCGTCGCCCTTTTCAAGGCCCAAGTCGCTACGGGCTTTGTTGCGGGCAGCACGATTTTCCTTCTGCTCCTTAGTGCCGTGGTACTCGTCGTACTCTTTACGGTAATCGCGCGCCATTAGCCTTCCTGGACCTGCCGTCGCAGTATGTCTTTGATCTTGTAGTAGTCGCCGCCTTCTTCAGGTCGCTTCCAGGTACCCCGCGCAAACTCATCGGCCTCTTCAGGAGTGCTAAACTTAAACAGCTCTCCGCGCTCTTCGGCTACCTTAAAGGCTTCGGAGCCTATCAACTCCATCCAGTCTTGTGGATTAGGAGTTACGTTTTTTGGGTCTTTTGGGAATAAGGTGGGCAACGCGTAGTTATCCATTGAAGTCATCAAGACGGTAGACACAGACCCGTCAGGGTTCTGACGAGCAACCGGTCTTATCCGATGAGCTTTCCGCGCATATCTACGAGCCTTGGACATCAGGCTTCCTCGCGTACCGGCGCTCCGCCACCCGCTGCCATGCTCTCTTCAGGCGTAGGCTCTGCTCCAGTGGCTTCCAGCATGGCTAAGATTTCCGCGATATCTGGCTCTCCACCCGCCGGGGGGGCGCCTCCTTCTGCAGGAGCCGCTGCTCCACCCAGCGCCATCTGCTGTTGCATCTGTGCTTGAGCTTGAGCAGCCGCTTCGACCTCTTCCTCTGGCATCAATAGGCCCGCTGAGAGACCGAGGCTACGAATAACCTCCTCGATTACCTTCCGAGAATCGATGTTCTGGTCCTGCATGAGCAGCGGGATTAGCTGCATCATCGTTTCAACCTGCACGGAGGGGTTCTGTCGGATGGGGTTGTAGCTAACCATCTCGAAATCAACCTCTACATCCTGAATATCGCCCAGAGTAATGGTGTCCCAGCGCCTACTACCGGCCACGCGAATCATTTTCTCCGACTTCATGTACTTTCTGCACAGGTAAAAGGCCTTCTCAGCCACATCTTCGAGGGCTGTGTTGACGTGACCCTCCCGAGTGGCCAGCCGGGTCCGCATCTGAGCATCGATAATGGCCATTTCCGTCGCGGTTCGGGCTCCAACCACCTGGCCTCGGGCGGCTTCGGCCAGCGCAGAGATGAAAGCGGCGTCATTTTCCTGCTGCGTGAGGAAGTTCTGCACGCCGACGGGATTTTCGGGCATGGGCATGTTGTAAAACAGCGTGTTTAGTGCCCTCATGGCCTCCGAATTCTGCGGGGCTACCCCCACAAAGGACCCAGCGGACGCTTCTACCGCCTTATTCAGGTCTTCTTCGCTGATTCTCCCGGCATCGTAGAGGATTCGGGGGATCATAAGGTAGGTAATGCGCTTTAGGTGGGTCAAGAGGTCGTTGACCGTCTCTTGCTGGGCCAAAACCAGCTGAACTTCGCTCAATCCCAGGCAATCGGAGCCTGATTGGTTCAGACTGAACATCGAATAGGGGATATAGTCGATATCGTCCTCGAAAACTACCTTATCGAGCTGTCTGACGTAGTGTTTTACCTTGTTCGTCTCGCGATCGTAGTATTCGTAGACCGTAATCCACTGGAAGGAGTCTCGAATCGAGTTCGTTGTCTGATGTTGCTTGTCCCCGAGCATCCATTTTGGATATCGGTCAGATTTAACGTCTGACATCTCCACATCGTACAAGCCCGTGTCTACTCGACGCTTAAACTCGTGTAGAGGGAGGACAGTTGCCTCGATCCAGTACTTGATATCGTCCACATCGCGGACAGTTAGGTCAAAAAACACCGTTGAGGGGTCACAAACGCGGATAACGGGGCGATCTTCCTTGCTATCCCAGCCTGTTTTGAAGATTCCCCGTTTACACAGAACAGCGTCAATAAGGGCCGTAGCAGCCCTTCTTCGCATGTTATTTGAGGAAAAAACGTACTGTAGGAGCCCGTTGATGCCCGGTGTGGCGTCCTGGCTGGGCCTGTTCCGGGGATTTGCGGAGACCTGCGGGTTCGGACCCAGCAGAGCGCTAATAGCGGTGTCCGCGATGGCGTATATCAGGTTCTTGCTGCAGAGATTGAGGTTTGTAGCCTTCTGAAGCTCTGATGCGCGGTTGGAGAAGAACTCTCCTCTGTAGTATCGACGGGCTTTATCAAAGACGGTCTTCTCGTTCTCTTCATAGAACTTTCTGTGGCGGTCTATGAGCACTGAGAGCTTAGTCATCAGGCGGTCTCCTCAGGCTTTGCATCTTGAAGCTTCTTTGCTACTTCCTCTTCTTCCTTTTCGCTCGGCTCTTCTTCTTTTCTTGCGAAGAGTCCAAAGGACTTCGTTTCTGGGGACTCTCCTGCTTTCTGCCGAAGGCGCAGGAGGATTTCTTCGGGGGTCAGTCCTGGAGGGGTATAGAAGCCAGCCATATTACAACCAGTCCCGAGGTGGGGGTTTGAAGAGGTTTCGCGATTCTCGCTTGATTCTATTATTGTGTCTATCGAGATCTGATATACTCAGCTGCCCTGGAACACGCTCGTATTCGTTCTCTTCGATATTAGCTTTTGTGAAATGTCTGCGGGAAAGAATATCCGCCGCCATTACAGCTGTTCTGGCTCTATCGAAGTGATGGACGATGCCGTCGAGGCCTTTGACGCGCTTCTTTCTGCTCCCGTCGTAGTTTACGAGTTGGTGCAAGAGCCCTCGTGAGCGGATCAAGATATCTTCTTGGCGAAGAAGCTGAACCAAGCGAGCTTCCGCTTCTTGTAGGCGCTTGTTCGTAGCGTACCAACCGGGATGAGTACGGCTTGTCCAGAGCAGGTTCTTGTTTCCCTGGTCTTTAAGCACAGCGATACAGGCCGTGGCGTTGGACTCGACAGCGAGGAGCGCGTTGTTGTAGCGGGCTTGTATATTTTTAAGGCGCTGGGCAAAACGTCCGGGGTCTTCCCGGTCTTCCCAGAACGCTACCTCTTTGCGATCGACAGCATCCCACACGGTAAGGGCGCTCTTATCTCCTCCGGCACCGTACCCTGCGGGGTCAGCTGTGACGAGGTACTTCTTGTGGGGCTCTGGAGCCTCGATGATGCAGCAGCCCATGCTCGAAAGGGGCGGGTCTGGAAGCGCTCTTGCCAGCGCTGGCTTGAGAACATCGATGGGCATGATGGGGGCGAGGGAGCCAAGCCAGCCATCATAGGGATCGGAAGGATACTTCGCCCCAAAGAGGCGAGAGTCGCCGACGAACTCTGTGTTGAGAGCAGAGCGACGGAAGGCCAAGTTGGCGAAGTTCATGCCCGGATGTCGGGCCAGGTACTCTTTCTCTACTTCCGTGGCCGTGAAGTCAGGGGCTTTTATTACACAGCTCTCATCGCGCCACCAGTCTAAGAACAGGGGATGGAAGCGGCTCTTTCCCTCCAGCGCTGACTGCCACATATGCTCGTGATGAGAGCCCGCCCGTCCGGGGGTAGACTCTAGGATAACTCTGGCGTTTGGACGTTTATTGACCGTCGGGAAGATGTTGATGGCTGCCTTGCGCTGCCACATTGCTTCACCAAACTCCGTGATGATGAGGCGGTCGATGGAGCGACCGATGGCGGGCGAGCGTCCTCCTGCGGTCAGGACCTTGATGCCCCCGCCGTGGATGAAGTGCATCTGTGTTGCGCCCGCTTTCCTTCCGGGCGCGAACGGCATTTTCACGTCGGGCGGGAGTCTGTTGTAAGCGAAGAGGATTCTTTCAAAGATGTCCTCGGCGGTGTCCTGGCGCTCTGCGATGAGGAGGCCTTTGACGCCGCTCAGGTACATGCAGTCTCGCAAGAGGAGCATGACGGAGATGGTTGTGATCTTCGCCTGACGAAACTTGTTTACGAGAACCCAGCGATGGTCATGCACTGCTTTGAGCAGCTTCCTCTGGGTCGAGGTGGGTTCCAGGTAACCAGTGGACTCGTCCTCTCGGACGATCTGGCACATCGAGACAAAGGCCTCGGGCGTAGAGAAAAGCGCATGGATTTTGCTCTGGTTTAGACCAGGGGCTGTAGCGAGTTCAGCTCCTTTAGGTAGAAGAGCAGGGCGCTTCTTCGTCATTTCGCCTTCCTTGCTTGATGGCTTAGTTGCGATATAATAACATCCAACACCTCTTCAGCGAGCGGTAGACCCAGATGAAGACTCTTGAGCAGGAGTACGTGAAGCTAAAACTGCCCAAAGGGCCGAAGCTGCCGAAGGCTCCTAAATATAAGACCGCTAAGAGCATGCGCCGGTATAAAAGGAGCTTGATGAAAGGCTCTGTTATGGCTACCACTTTCGGGGCAGAGAACAATCCGGGCAAAAAATATTAGCTAAATCCACCGTATTTGTTGCATTGACTGTCTTATCTGTGTAAAGGTCAACTCAGCATCTTCGTTGTTTTCGGGTAGCTCAAAAGAGTCCGAGCATAAGACGAGCGCAGATAGGCTCAAGACCGCTTACTTTTTTGCAGAAGGCACATCTGCAACCAGCCTTTCTGCGTACTCTAATAGGATACGAATATGTCCATCTCTACCGAAGTATTGAATACTACGTTTGCGGACCTTCGCGGCCCCCTCGTAAATTCTTTTGTTCGAAGTAACGAGCTGTTCGACGCACTTAACGACAAGGCACGGATGCCCATGGAAGGGGGCTCTTATATCGAGCGTTCCTTCTCTGGTGGCGCTCCTGCTCGCGGTGTTGGTGTGTACGTCGGTGACGAACTTCTTAATATGACTCGCCGTCAGCAGGTGAAGAAGTTCCAAGTGGAACCTCATCGTCTTGTTGTTGCGATCAACATCCCCAAGAAGGAGCTTCTGTTCAACAGCGGCAAGCTTGCTGTCATTCGTCTCATCGAGGAGTATCCTCAGATGGTGATGGAGGGCGTGAAGGCCGATCTGAACAAGTACCTGCTCACTGGTGTGAGTCGCGGTATCGTTTTCCAGACTGCCGAGCTGAAGGGTCTTATGACTCTTAACGGCGAGAAGTCGGACGGTATTGGAGCCGGTGTTACCCACGGTCTTATTGACATGGACACCGTCGCCAACCAGACCACAGAAGCACAGAGCGTTCAGGGAGTTACGAAGAGTTCTTCTTACTTCCACTACAACCAGTACAATGCTGCTTCTACTTGGTCTGACGATGGTATGAAGGTTCTTCGCAAGACTTATCGCGAGTGTGCTCACTACGCTGGTGGTCCTGGCAAGGGTCCTGACCTGGTCATGATGGATGATGCCACTTACGGTCGTTTCGAGGATGCTCGACGGTCGAATGTTCGCATCGATGTCATCCAAGATCCCGAAGACAAGAAGGGCAGCAATACTCTGGGCCTGGAGCTGGGACTTGGAAAGGTGTACAGTTCTCTCGACCTGGAGCTTTCGCAGTTCTCCAGCGGCTCCTCGGGCACTCACACTTCCGGTCTTGCCGACAACGGCATTGCTTACTTCCTGAACACTGATTATCTGGAGTTCCCGATGCACGAGGCTCCCCAGATTTCCGAGTTCAAGGAGCGAGTGGGTGACCAGGATGTCGTGACGGCTCTTTTCTCGATGCAGGGCAACCTCATCTGTACCAAGCTTGTCGCACAGGGTGTGTGCGTCAATCTCGACACATAAAGGGAGGTCATCATGACTGTTAAAACTACCCCGTTTAGCGATACTTATTCTGGGGAGACTTATCCGCTGGGTTCCATTCGCGTGGAGCCTGCGGTTGAGGTTACTGCTGGAGACGCTTCGTTGACGGGCGACCGTGTTTGGATGTTTGTGCAAGCAGACGGTTCAGGTGTTGCTGTCAACGACCTGCTTCAACGAAGCGCAACTTCTTCCTCTTTCGTGGCGGCAACTTCCGCCGCGTCAGCGGATAAGGAGTTGATTAACCTTCTTGGGGTGGCTGGTCATGCAATCGCGGCTAGCCAGTATGGTTGGATCATCGTTAAGGGGGAGTGTGTTGTTAAGACTGCGGGTGTCTCTGCAGGCAACAACCTGACCTCCATTACGACAGCCGGTACCGGAGGTCCCGCCACAGGAGGAGCTACTGATTCGTTTGCAGTCTTCGGTCGAGCAATCACTGCTACTGGTAGCGGTGTGAGTGACGCATACGTTGACTTCCGCTAAGCGGTCGTAGCATGATACATTAGGGTCGGGGCTCAAAAGGCCCCGGCCCTTTTCTTTGGAGGAAGCATGGACGTGTCTCTCAGAGCGCTTCGTGAGCGTCTTTTGGAAATGCGAGCGTGGGATAGCTCGGGGACTACGTTCAATAATAGGGTTCGTGAAGCGCTGAACATGGCGCTCGATCGGCTGGCGGGGGATGTACCCGAGGCCTTGATTCCAGACGAAGAGCACATCGTTCTTCATGCAGATGTAAAGAGCGGCGACTCTACTACCGCCGCCAGATTAAAGAGGGTAGCCAGCTACCCGAATCTACTCAAGTTCGTAGACAGCGCCGGGACAGATATCGGTGCAAGCTCTCTCACCACTTGGCGACCCACGGTAGACGGGACCTGGGACGGTGTCATGCACCTTGAGATTACCGACAGCGACGGCACTGTTCATCGCCGACAGTCTCGCGAGTGGTGGAATGATGTTAATGTTTACTATGTGAGTCTCGATCGCCCGTGGAGGGATGACGCTTCCTCGGACACTTCCATGACCTTTCGCGTCCATCAGCCGGAGTTCTTTCTCCGGGACGATGTGATGCAGCTTCTTGAACCTGCGCGGGTGTACGACAGCACGCGGCAACAGGTTTGGGGTATCGACACAGCAGGCGCGTATCGCCAGGACATGGTCGATTTCCAGGGGGAGACCTCGGGGCGTCCGTATCGATTCTGGCGCGGTCGGCATTTTCAGCTGACTGCCCCCCGGCAGGTTCCCTTGGCAGAGCCAAGAGAAGTTACGGGAGGAGACGTGTCTCTCCCAGTAAACAGGTGGCTACCCGGAGGGGCCAAGGGAGAGCAACAAGGCGGGTTTAGGTTCTGTTTTACTTATGTGCGAGGGCGTAAGGACGAGGAGTGGAAGGACGCTCCTCTCGGAACAAGAGACCCCATGTGGGAGAGCGCCCCCTCGCCTGAGAGCTTGGCCTTTAGTCACGAAGAGAACCCTCATAACTCTATTCGAATCACGACAACGAACATCGATGCGATGACGGATTATGGTGACTCGACAAAGACAGATTTCGGGAAGTCTGGCCTTAGGATCCGCATCTATGTGGCTCGTGACGAGGTGAGGGCGGGTGCTAGTTCTTCGGGGTACGACCGTGTGGAAGCTGCGGGGGTGTTTTATTTCCTGACGGAGATCGAGCCTACGGCGACGGTCTCCGATGCCGGGGTTACTTACGAAGCGAGCTATGCCTGGGACGGAACTACTCAGCCAGACTACTATCGTCCGCTGAAGCACTCTACGGGATACTACGCTTATAAGACCTATCCGCACCAGGATGCTCGCTATGAGCTGGACTTCCGCGTACTAAGGCTTCCGAGGAAGTTCATCGCAGATACAGACACGGCTCCGATTCAGCGAGACGCTGTCTCTGCGCTGACAGAACTTGCTCTATATTATGTGTCCTTGCAGGACGGCGCAGACCAGGCGGGGGCGAGTATTCATCTTGACAGGTACGTTGAACTCGCTCGAAGATATCGAACACGTTACGCCAATCCTGGCCGCATCGTAGAGCCGGTTCCTATCGGCGGGCACATTACGCGCCGCAGATACGGTTCCTTCTCGTCAGAGTAAAAGACAACTGCAGGAGTTCTTATGACCATCGGCGACTTTAATGTCCTTCCTCGCCCCCAGCTGGGCACCCATATGTACCGACGTACTCTTATCGGTCTCATCGAGGAGGCATTGGTAGTCAGCCTTCGTTATCCAGATAACGGAGATTCTTGGATCGCTACTCTCTTTACCAAGAACGGGGTGGAGTTTTGTAGCTCAGATCGCGAGTTCCGTAGCAGAAACGACTGGGTTCCTTCTACCTGGATGTTTGATGATGTTGCGAAGACCTGGGTAGTGATCAACGAAGACTCGGAGAAGAAGGCAAGGCCCGTAAACAAGGAAGAGTTTACTATCCCTGCCCCCACTCCAGGAGAGAAGTATATGTCCTGGCGCTCTCGTGTTTTTCGAGAAGTTCCTGCCCTGAAGAAAGAAGACAACGCTTCTGATATGATTTCAGAGGTTTGGCACGCTCGTGAGAACGAGAACGATGCACAGGCGTAGCCGCTCTTAATCGAGGAGCGCACAGATGGCGGGACCGAGTAAACAGACGGCGGTTGAGTTCATAATCCCGGCAGGAGAGGCACAGGTTCTTTTTGAGCCTACTCTCCTGGCGAATAAGATTCAGAACTTCGAGCTTACCGCAGAGAGGACGCTGAAGTCTGTAGTAGGTCCCACCTATTATGAGCCTAAGCGGATTTCAGGCAGTTCCCCTTCTCCTTTTGAGGAGCCGCACGGTATCTTCCATGCGGGTCTTCTGGGCGGTATTGCGGACACCTTGATTGTCCGTGCAGATAACTACCTATACCGGCATCAGGGGTGGGAAAGGGGCTTTTCGAAGCTGACCTTGCCCTCTAGTATCTCTTCTCTCGTAAGCGAGACCCGGCCCCTTTATCCTGACCACTTCGTAGTTCTTAACGACAAGATTGTCTGGACTAACGGGATCGATCGGGCTCTGGTGATCAATCACGACGGCATGGTTGTTCCCTTGGGTTTTGCCGCTGTTCCTGGCGCTCCTACAGTGGACGGGCCTCAGCAACCGGACGCGGAAAATCGGCGGTATCTCTACCCGAATGCCCTGGGATATTCGTGGGGAGGGGAGATTGGTACGATTGGAGATCTCCTTGATGGGCAGACGGGAGCAGTTCTGGCGGGTGCCTGGGAATACTACATACAGTGGGAGGACATCTTCGGAAACCTCTCGCAGCCCTCGGCGGCGAGTAACCTGGTTAATATCAGTACGATTCAGGCAGATCCGCTCATTCTTACGGACGGGAACGAGACGGGCTCTGAGGTTACGGACTTGACTCGGCAGTTCTTGGTTCATCTCAAGGCCAAGGCACCGGAGCATGCGGTAGCTCAGCGGATTTACCGCACTCCCGATCTAAAGAACCAGGGCGGTGTTCCTCAGCTTGTTACCCGGCTGCCGGGTAACTCGCAGGTGTTCTTTTCCGACAGGAAGGCAGACGGGTATTTAGGCTCTCCGATAAGCGCTACGGTGGCAGTTCCTGTTTTCAGGACGATGTGTACGCATCAGGGCTGCTTGGTCATCGCGAACACGCCCGAAGATCCAGGCATAGTTAGACAGTCGGAACCGGGTTTTCCAGGGACCTTCAGCGCTGCTTCCTTTATATATCCCGACTCGGGCGGGGCAGAGGTTACGGCAGTCGCCTCACACAATGGCGAGCTTATCGCCTTTACTCGGAACACTACCTACTTGTTGAAGGACTTTGCTTTCCCCGTGCCTCTGGCTCAGGGAATCGGCTGCGTTGCCCCTCGCTCTATTCAGGCTTTGCCCGACGGGACTTTGATTTGGTTAGCGCACGACGGTTTCTATGGGATGAACAGCGGTGTTGTTTCTCAACTGAGCAAGTCGATCCAGAGAACCATGCGACATTATGTCAGCCGCAGCCGCGCTTGCATGGCTGTAGCGGCAATGAATCACGAGACGGGGGAGTATTATTGTGCGCTCACCCCCGCTGGTGAGAACAAGAACACCCTGGTCTTGACCTTCGACGGGCAGGGTTGGAAGCGGCAGACGCTCGGGCTTCACCTTGCGGATATGTGTTTAACAGACGATTGGCGCAGGATGCTTCTCGCTGTTGCTACAGATACAGATACAGACGATGATTGGAATGATGTCTTTGTCCTAAACAGAGAGACAGTTGCCTATGCTGCGCGAGAGCGGGATATTCTCTATCGTTCTGCTTGGTTACGCGGGGATGATACAGGTCTAAAGCTCTTGAACGTCAGGACTATGTACATTGGTCTTCTGGATTCTTATGACGATGACTTTGAGATTCTTTTCTACAGGAACGGTTCTTACAAAGCAGTTGTACAGATGACAGACGTAAAGGCCGTCGGGCCAGACGATGATTCTGGTCTGGTTACAGACATCGCGGGGAGCGCGGTTATCGGTACTGCTACAACGCACAACCCTCGTTTGTTCTATAGACAGGTTCCTGTGGGTCTTCAGAACGTAAACTCCTGGGCTTTTGAGATCCGTGCTAAGAGCCCGGTGAGGTTGCATCTTGCCGCGTTTGCCTTTGACGTGAGCATTGCTTCGTCTGGAAACGCTTTGTCCCGCATTCCTCGGCGGGGAGATACTTGAGGTAGAGCATGCCGTATATTTTCCCCAAGCGCAGTCTCCGTTCCTCGGATGTTTTAGATCCGATTGAGTTGAACGAGGACTTTATCCCTGCAGCAGAGATGTATGTGGGCGGGTTGAACGCGCACAATATTCAGAAGAATATCAACCCGGAGATCGACACTTCTAAGGCAAAGGACACTCCGTTTTATTCGTATAAGTTCGCGACTACTGACGTGAGCCCGGAAATCTCTTCGGGGCAACATCCCAATACGAGCAACATGACGAATCATCACCAAGTCCGAAATGACTTCACCTGGTCGGAGATCGCGGATACCGATAAGGAGATATCTACTGGGATCTCTACCCTGTGGATTACTGCTCTGATCCAGTACTTCTGGGTGGGGTTTGGAGGCGATGTTGCAGCTTTACGAATGCGCTGGCCCGGCTCGGGGAGCGCCTCCGACTTTGAAAACGAGGTTGCGGCTTTAGGGCATCTCTTCTCGCATGACGGGACTCCGGCGGGGGTGCAGTTCGCTATCCGTGTTGACGGTCAAGTCATCGAGCACACGATTACTGGCAGAAGGTCTCCCTTCGAGAACTCGATAGAGCCGATCTTGTCTACGAGGGAGAGATCCCAGGACACCGGGTTTTCTGGCGGTACGGCTGAACAGCCCTTTCCAGGACCTCACGGGACCTGGATAAACAAGCTCTCTGCCTACGGACCCGAGGTCTTTCCTGTGCGGCTTGGTTGCCATTATCCCGTGCAGCCGGGGAAGCATACGGTAGAGGTAGTCGCTCGAAGAATCCCTTCCTATGAAAGAGAGGCCTACATATCAGATAGCGGGCGGGCATCTCTTGACGATGATTATATCGTTGTCACTACTCGGAAGCTGTTCGTGTTGGAGCTTAAGAAGTTTCCGGTAGCCTCTTCTTCTGTTCCCAAGCTGTCTGTTCCTGCCTTCGACAGCGAAGATGTCCTGACAGAGGAGTCTCTGCAGACAGATCGCGTTGATAAGCTCAGAACAGCCTACAACACCGTTAAGAAAGGATCTCTCGCACGAGGTGCGCTGACTCACTACCACCTGTCCTCGCCCGTTATCGAAAAGAACAGCGCGACATTCGGATCTTCTGCCACAGCTACTCTGGACTCTGTTTTTCCAGGGCACCCGCTGGTGACGGTTAACAGCACCGACGATCCTACTTACTTTAACTTGACCGCTTCGTCTTCGGGGAACGGGTTCTTCGCGATGGAGAACGGAACGCAGTTCTCGGTTACGGATCAAAGCGGTTCTATCACTGGCTTCGATGTCAGCGAAGACTCTATTTTCATCGTGACTGCCAATGTCCAGGTGAACTCGATTTCCGCCGGAAGATACGGGACATCAGGATCTCATGGGATCGCTACGGCGGAGAACTTCGGAGTGCTTGCTCTGGGCTTTCGAGCGGCGAGCACCAGCGTAAGCTACATCGTCCCAGACGGCCTTGTTTACATCAACTCCTTCAACACGACGGGATATGACAGCGCTGTGGGGGGAGCCGCAGCTAAATCCGACCGTAGCGATTGGGACACCACCGCTCCCTCTGAGCAGAACGTCAGTCTCTTTCACGTCTTCACATCAAGCGAGCTGTCTGCGATTACTGGAGGAAACAACATCTACAAATTTCAGGTCTTTGCAAGTACAATGAACCCAACTGCGAAGGCAGACCACGGGCTCGATACATCCCTTAAGTATAAGCGAGCTAATATCTCCGTTATCCAGCTCAAGATGTGACATGACTGTTTCTACCCCCTATTCCTATCTAGACGGTCAAGAGCTTGATCCGTTAGGGCACAATAAGAACATCTACTCCCCGACACCGGGTGAGGGAATTATGTCCGAGGCCAACGGAGGCCTGGACAGTTCTAATCTCCATGCAGGGTTTAAGGTCCGTTCTGAGCACGTCTGGCCAGAGGAGGTGTGTCGGGGACGCCAGGAGTTTGTGCTCGACACGGCGGATGTTTTCAGCAACGGCTGCTCTGACGCGGGCGGCGAGACGGCTCAAACAGTTGCCGGGAATTACCGCCCCCTGGCGGGCACGAGTCTCCGGGTTTATATCCCCTATGACGTGAATGTAGCGCTCTGGGAGTGGTCGTTTTTCCTCTCAGGATACAGAATCTTGATCGAGAGCGGGATTTCTGCTCTGGGTAATAGGCAGTACGAGATGTCTATTCGAGCGCGGCTTAATGGTACTGCTCTTCCTCACACGGCGAGAAGCGTCCCTATCAGCGCAAAGCTCGCTATCGAAGACTCTACAGGAACCGGGACTAAGAGAAAGGTTCACGACAAGATTGTCTTAGAGCAAAAGAACGCTATGCAATGGGACATGAATCATATGGCCCTGGATGTTACAGCAGGCTGGTACACTTTAGATCTCACAGCATATATGCACCCTGTTGTAGACCCTCAGGAAACCGAGAATGAGGGCATCTTAAACGCTACTCTGGAGAGGGTTGTCGGGACTCATACAAAGGAGTTCTTTCACAAGTTCTACCAGCGCCTTAGTCTAGGTATTCGTAATGTCCGCTTGCTCACAATTCTTTAGGAAATAGGAGGAGCCATGTCCGCAGCTTTGGGCGGCGTTCTCGCAAAAGCGCTGGGAACCCAGGTCGCCGCCAAGGGCCTGACGCAGGCTCAGAATCTAGGTCCGGCGCTTGCAACTCAAGCCATCACCCGCATGACGCCCGCTGGAAGAGCGCAAGCAAAGCTTGATAAGGAAGCGCGGCAGGGTCTCAAGAAGAAAGGTCCCACGGCGGAAGACGCTGCCTTTCGTCAAGCTCTAATGCAGGAAGCAACACGAACCCAAGGGGCGTTGCAAGACCGCAAGACCGAGGTAATGAAGCGCTTGGCAGCGGGCGGGGGACTCTTTACTTCGGGTCGTGCAATGCAAGAGGCGATCGGCGACGGCTCGCTCCCTGAGGGCACGTTGGGAGAGATAGCTAATGCAGAGAGCGCACGACGCGCTCAGACTCGCGAGGGTTGGAAAAACCGCGTCGACGCAAAGGCGGAGCAGATTCGAGCGATGTTGTATGACGGCCTGACAAAACAGAAGCCCGAAGATAAACAAGCTGCGACGGCAGCGAACACGCAGCGGCTGATGGGCCTTGCTTCAATGCTGGGGGGATGAGATATGTCTGTAGGTAATTCCCGGTATCCTTATATGCCCTCTGGTTTAGAGGGTACTGACGGAAGCGCTACCTACGATTCCAGGGACCAGGTGCGTCTGCACGGGTACTATCTCAGCGTTGCTGAAGAGCATCTAAAGGCCATCAGCCGTATCGAAAAGGAAGGGTTTAGAGCCTATACGCAAAAGGACATTGCCTATCGCAAGGTCAAGAGCGACCTCGCACGAGCCCAGCTGAGTGCCCAGACCGACCTTTATGAAATTGACCTGACGAATAAGACCGAAGCCGCGAAGATCGTGGCGGGGCTAACCGAGAATGTCAATAACAACCTGACTCGTCTATCTCAGACTCGGTCGGGTTGGCACCGCAATGCCCTAGAGCCTGCGCGGCGAGCATACAAGGCGGGCGGTGGCCAGAATAAAGAGAGGGCTTTTGCACAGCTTGTAAGCACCTTCGAAAACAGCGAGGGAGAGCTACGGTCTGTAGGCAACTATCAGATGTATACGGCTCTTAAGACTGCTTTTATGGACTTTGGTATGCAAGACGCAGCCACTGCTCTAACAAGGGCAGGAAAGTTAGGCGCAGGGTCCGCTGAGAAACAAGCTCTCATGGACGCGATCTCCAAGCATTTACCAGCGACACAAACAAGCAGTCTTCTTAAGGAGTACGCGGGTGAGTCGATTGCTTATCAGAAGGACCACGATCAGCTGATGGATCAAGGAGCTACGTTCACGCAGCTCTCTAAAGATCTCCAGAAAGCGATAGCAGACGGCACAGCTACTTCCGCACAAGCTACAGCGCTAGCAGACATGATGGGACCGAACACCCAGTGGGGAAATGCACGAAACGCGGCTTTCGGAGCATCGGTAGATAACGACGCACTCGCTAAGGACATTGCGGATTTCACTACCAATCAAACCTCTAAGGACTGGCATCGGACTGAGTACGACAGGCTCATGGCTCGGGCGGATGGCACTCCGGGCACTCAGTTCCCCTCTGAATATATGCAGGACCTTGAAGATCTCTACAACAGCGGTTGGTTGCCGACTGCTGGCTTTGAGCCTCACCAAGTCCTGACCTTTAGAACCGAGACCATAGAAATAAAAGATCCAGACACGGGAGGGGTAGTCAGCACTGAGGAGAGGCGGAAGGCCATCCCCGGTCCACATGCAATGCTCGCTCTTATGAACTCTAAGAGCGAAGCGGTGAGGGCGGGTAGTGACCGGTACGGCCCCAAGCCCTTCCTCGGTAAAAAGAGAGGTATTCGCTACTTCGGAAATGTGACCTTTGATCCTAGCAAGCTGTCCCCAGAAGACCAGCTCAAGCTCAAGAACAGTCTGCGAATGTCTCCAGACCTCGATGATAAGGGCCTGTACGCAACTACTCCAGACGGGTCCTATATCCCTGCGAACCATGTCAGGGAACTTGAAACCGCGCACCTTCCCTCGCACTTCAGGCTGGCTAAAAAGGAAAAGGCGTACGAAGACATCGGGGCGCTCACGGGGTTGTCTAGTATTCCCTTCGAGGTCTTTACAGACGGTTCGCAGGTCTATGTTCAGCGACTGGACGATCCCTCGAAGGGGTTCTTTCTCTCTGACAGGGTTGTCGAGAACGGAGATTATTTTGCTGGTAGGGTGACAGATCTCTACCATACGGAGCCAGAAGACACGACTAAGCTCAAGGGGTTGTTTGTACTGGACAAGGAGCAAGGGAAGCACCTGCGCCCTGTTCGGAACTTCCAAGACCTCTACAACACCCCCCAGGGGCTGGAAATCGCCGCCGCCCCGAGAAAACAGCCGCTGAAAGACGCTAAAGGGCTCCTTCAGTTTTTCGACGGCAATGGCGACGCTGTTGCTTTCCCCCTCCTGGAAGGCGAAAAACAAGGGGCGCGTTGGCAGCGAGCCAAGGCGAAGGGGTACAGCCTGCGCGAAGCGTTTCCAACCCCAGGTCCTTGGAACCCTCTCACGGCTACAGAGGTCACGTTTACAGATGTGGAACCGACGGGTCCGATTACTCTGGCGGGTGGGGTCAAGGATATCAACGCAGATAATCTTGGTGTGGTTCCTATCGTGCTCGGTGACGGTACGGAGCTGAAGATCCCTAACGGGCCAGGAACCAAGATTGAGGCGCTGGTTGAGGCAGAGAGGGTTCCTGGTATCTTACAGAACTCTATGCCTACGGTGATGGAGGATCTTCGGCGTTCGGTACAAGTAAGCGCAACCGGTATGTTGATGACAGACGAACAAGGCTATACAGATACGAATGGCTTCGGGATGGAGGTTACTCGTCCGCTGGATACTGTTCGTAATGTCTATGGTCTGGAAAAGGTCAAGAGGGCTCCTCCTCGGATTGCTTCTCTTGAGGAGCTTGTGTCCGAATACAAAACCCTCGGGGAGGTCGGGGTCAATATTCCCGGTGTCTCAGGCGAGGAGGCTGCTCCCGAGGCCCCTGCTCCCGGCGAGCCTATTCCCTTTTCTGTGACGCTGACCGAGAACCCTCTTGGCCGCAAGGGAATCGACGGGGAGGTTACGGAAGCGTCTGTTGCCTCTTACGAGCAAGGGCGCGGAACATACGAGTTTAGCTTCTCAGACAGGAATAACTTGGGTGGCGCGCCTGTCTCGATCATATATACTTCGCCCGACGGTGCCTCTGAAGCGCTTAAAGGAAACGCGCTACAGAATATCCTAGATTATGCAGCGGAGCCGTCCGGAGCCGGAAGCGAGCGTACCCTCATCGGTATGGAGCAGTACCAGAACTGGCGCGATGGACTGTCCTTTGGGTCCCCCGTGGGGGAGGCTCCTGCAGAAGAGGCTCCCTCCGTGGAGGAGGAGGTCGTAGACGAGGAGGTCGTAGACGAGGAGGTCGTAGACGAGGAGGTTCCTTCGATAGAGGAGGCGGTCGCAGACTTCGCAGCAGTTCGGAAAAAAGATTGGAGCGAGTTTGATTCTACTACTAAAGAGCAAGCCTTTGAGTTCGAGTATAACCGCGTCAGGGAGGCCGCTGAAAAAGCTCAAGAAGAGGGGAGGTTGACTCGGGAGCAGGGAGATGCTGTTGCGCCGTTCTTGTCCCAGGACTTCAGAGAGTACTACGAGAGGCTTAATAGTCCAAGGGAACAGAAACGAGCGACAATGCTCGAAAAAATCAGAGCACTCAGGGATGCGCTCAAGCCCGTGGAAGAGGACACGGAGGACACGGGCGATCCCTATGCCGCCAAGGACTGGGAAGGAAAGAAGGTGACAATGGGAGCCCCCCACGAGGGAGATACCTTTTCTAGGGAGAGTGAGGACGATGTGTCGGCGTCAGTCTCGCCCGAAGCAACTGCAACAGATGTAGGGGAAGGGCTTTCACTGGAAGAACAAGATCAACTCGAAGCTCAGCGGAGAGCAGCGAACGAGGCTTCGCTCGCGCCTGGGGGGGACTTCGATCAAAGCCTCGCGAAGCACGCTTCCGACATTCTTCCAGGCGACGAAGAAGATCCCCAGCAAGCTCCCTACGAATATAAACGCGACGGGTCTGAGTTGGCGTTCCGAAAGAAGGGATCTGAGGAAGATTGGAAACCTGTATCAGACGAGGAGTATGACGCGGTTGCAGCAATCTTTAGGGGTGATCCGGGGAGAACTCCTGAGCAAGTTAAAGCCGGGCTCTCAGCTACGGGAGAGGACATGACCGATGGTCTGCGTATG